TGAGATTCAGGAATACGTTGAGGACCCCATCAATTACGTAGGGGTCCTCAAGGAAAAGATTGATTTGTATTTTGACGAGTTGATTACGTCCGATCAATGAACGTGATTTCAACCTGTGGCAAGAATTCCAGTGCTGCGTTGCTTTCTCTACTTAGGAAATCTACAGCATTATTGGCAAAGAGGTACTTAGGTACTACGTATGGTTGACCAGGGCTTGATCCTACAGTGACTGAAATGCCCACTGCAGAAGTGTCGGTATCATTTTCTCCATACAGGGCAAGCCTTAGAACGTTGCTTTCGTTATCTAACGCATCTTGTACAATGTGGGTGATATCCCATTCAACCGTAGGATTTTCACCTGGGAGGTCGACACCACCACCTCTACCACCGCCACCGATGCCTATGTCACCTCCACCACCTCCACCAGCACCGCCTCCGCCGCCTGGAGAGCCCCCATTCGGTGTGATATTCTGGCATGAGGTAATTCCCAAGGTGGTAATATCATTACCGACATGACTTCCGCCAGGCGTGTCCCAGAAATCCGTGCAATCTGCCGTGCCACCAGAGAATCCGAACCACGTGACGTCAGCGAGGTTACCAGTAGAGATTCCCTTTACACACTTGTAAACGCAATATTCCTTGTCACCTTCCAGACTATCATCAATTTCTCCCCACGGAGTACCCGTTGACTGATGGAATAACTTGTCTTGAATGGTCATCTTTAGGGTGGCACTTAGAACTTGATCTCCTGCCGCCATCGGGATAACCGTTCTGCCGTCGACCTCATCGCCATAGTTGTTCAAGTTACAAACCATGTACACTCTAGAAGCGGTTGATTCTAACCACCCATCTTGTGTTGAACCGTCGATGTCGGCGGCACCGTTAAAGGTCCAAGGCCAGTGTACTCTGTTGGGGTTGGTATTGGCATTGTCTGGGGTCATGCTGCCGAGCAAGTCGGTCCCCGCCGCCAGAATAGCACCTGTTCTTAGGAATCCTACCTGCTCTCTCAGATTCACTCTATCATCGAATCTGGATTGGAACTGCTGCAGGTACCAAGAAGCATGGAATGCATCGGATGTTCTACCAGTATGACCGTCTGCGGTCCCACCGAAGTTCTCTACATCGCTAAAGAATCCATCATCTTGGACGTGTCTCACACAGGTATCAGCATCGATATAAGCAGTGAACGTCCTAGTCGTGGCCTGGGTAGGCTCGTTGACTACGGCATCCTGCCTTCTTGCGAGTCTATGTCTTGCTCTGCTCAAAGTCAGCTTCCAATAATTCTAAGGTCCGCAGTCTCTCCCGAAGCACAGATTGCCTGCATGCTACCTGCACCAGTTGCTTCAATAAAGATGGAGTCGAACTTACCAATGGGGTATCCATTGGCGGTAGTAGCAGTGCCTGGGAAGACATATGCTGTGTTGGGTCCGAAGTTGGTGATTCTGAAACCAGTCTCGAACTGGTTGCCTGGGAGGGGGGAACTGGTGTCATTAGCTTCTTCTACGGCAGTGGTGATTCCAGTACCAGCGGGGATCGCGACGGTTAGGACGTCGACGTCACCGATGTTGTTGGTGCCAGCGCCGAGTCCGACAGTACCATCGACGGTGACTGTCTCTGCTCCCAAGGTAGCAACACCAATGGAGATTCCACCAGCGACTGTTCGGATGTCTGCTGATACACCTTCTTGGATGCGGTCTAGGGTGCCACCAGAGATGGTGATCCCAGCTACAGTTAGTGCTGCTCCACCAGCAATGTTCACATCGACTGGGGTAGTACCATCAGTAGATCCAGCTACTTGGAAGAACAGGTTCTGGAAGTCTTGATGTGGACTTGGAACAATCTTGATGGGGTCTGCATCAGAAAGGAGTTTGTCCACCCCGTCTGCACCAGTGTTGATCTTGACTTGCTGAATATGGACTTGCTCTGCCCCCACTACATCCGTGCCGATGGTGGCACCAGATGGGATGGAAGATGAAATTTGTACGTTATCGTTAGTGATAGACATTAGGCTTCCTCATGCATAGTTGACAGGAATATCTCTAAACTTATATATAAGAAGGTCCAAGGAAAGGAATCCTCTATATGGTTGAAGAAAGCAAGTTGTTTTGCCGAGCAGTGGAAGGACTAGTAAGAGAAGGGGTATACGATAATTACATCGATGCCGTCCTTCATACCTGCGATAGCAAGAAGATCGAGCCATTTATGGCTGCTCGTCTGATCAGCGAGCCGATCAAGGAAAAGATCAAAAAGGAAGGTCAGGACATCAATCTCCTGCCGTCCGAGGCCCAGCTGCCCTTTGGTTGACCCATTGACTGCTGCCAGCCTCACTGATAAAATAGTTCTATACGAAACTCTGTCACATACAATACAAAGGAGACAACCATGAGTTTTAGTTCAATGAAGAAGAATGCAGGACGTACCGACGCGATCGTTGCGGAGCTGCAGAAGATCCAGACAGCCGAGAAGACCTCGTACAAGGATGATCGGTTCTGGAAGCCTGAAATGGATAAGTCGGATAACGGTTATGCCGTGATTCGGTTCCTCCCTCCCGTCGAGGGCGAGGATACCCCATGGGTCCGTATTTTCAATCACGGATTCAAGGGCAAGGGCGGTTGGTTCATCGAGAACTGCCCGACCACGATCGGCGGAAAGTGTCCTCTCTGCGAGGCGAACAGCGAACTCTGGAACAGCGGGAACGAAGCCGATAAGGATATTGCCCGTAGTCGCAAGCGACGACTCCAGTACATCTCCAACATCATGGTCGTTGAAGATCCGAAGAACCCTGCTAATGAGGGCAAGGTGTTCCTCTACAAGTTCGGTAAGAAGATCTTCGACAAGGTGATGGAATCACTTCAGCCCGAGTTCTCGGATGAAGAAGCGGTCAACCCGTTCGATTTCTGGAAGGGTGCGAACTTCAAGTTGAAGATCCGCAAGGTCGCTGGGTTCACGAACTACGACAAGAGCGAGTTCGCCGACCCCTCCGCTCTGTCGGATGACGATTCCGTTCTGGAAGAGATTTGGGGCAAGCAGTACAAGCTGCAGGAGTTCATTGCTCCCGACCAGTTCAAGCCCTACGGCGAGTTGAAGGAGAAGCTCGACCGTGTTCTTACTGGTGGTGCACGGGGTGGTGATGTTGCTGAATCCGCTGAGGACATCGACCGAGTGGTCCGTGATACCAAGCGGGAGCAGTTCGGATCCCCATCCGCTCCAGTCAGTCCCGTAGTGGAGGAGAAGGAGGTTGATAGTGGTGATGACGAGGATGACGCGCTGTCTTACTTCAAGAAGCTAGCGGACGAATCTTGATATTAGGTCGTCAACTGTTGACCGAATGGGGGGCGGACTTTCCATGGTCCGCCCCCTTTTTATATCAAACTCCAGGGATTGCGCCTGATTGGGGAGGTCTAGTCATCAGAGGAGAGGTCTGAACGCTGGTGTTGTTGTTCTGCACTGCTACAGATGCAACTGGACCTCGTACTGGTCCTTCTAAACCAGCGGCACGCATTTCGGCTTCTTTCCTGTCTCGCTCCGCCTGCAATCTCAGCAACTCTTGCTTCTCGTCGGACCTTCTGATCCTATCTTGTCTTATTAACTCTTCCTGTCTCTCAGCTTCTGCATTTTCTTCGTCGATTTGACTTAGTCTTGTTCGGTATGCAGCCTCTGATGCGAGACCTTCTCTAATTGCACTTGCCGCTGCCGCTTCTGCTGCTTCCACTCCCATGATGCCATCAAAGAATGGGATGTACTTCGCCAACGAATCGATGTACCCAATCACTTTGAAGAACATGACCTTCAAGGAGGTCATGATTCTGTCCATGATCATCGCCATGTACGTGATTGGTTTCTCAAATACTCCGAATACCCAATCACTAACATACATGAATGCATCAGCGATCGCTGTTCCTGCTGCCATCAGACCTTCTGGACTCAAGGCATACTTCAGACCTTCCCATGCCAATTTGATACCTGCTACGGTCAAATCCCACGATAACACTAGGTAATCTACGAAGGCTCGGAATACCTCTTTCACAGTCAACCAGATCTTCTCTCCGAATCCGATTGTGTCGTCATCCCAGATAGCAAAAACGCCTTTCACCCAGTCCTTGATGTAGTCGAAGAACGGTTGGGTGAATTCTTGAATGACGTCAAACGACACGAATCCGAGGGTTAGGCTGCTGAGGATCTGTGAAAATGCACCCTGCAGACCGTCCACAATCTT